CTTTGCTGATAGATTTAATTTACCTTTTTTTGTATTAGGGTCATATACAAATTCATCTATGATAAGTTTACTATGTTGGGTTACATCTACTCTGGTATCATCTACAAATAATATACCAACTTTACCGTTGCCAGTTTTTACTGTATCGTATTGTTCTATGGGAAGTTCTTCTTCGATTGTGATATCAACTTTATCACGATCTATTACACCGTTGCCTTCAACTTGGTCAACGTTACCTATGCTACCCCATAAAGAGGTAGCATAGAATAATATTAATATTATTGTAGTCCACTTAGTCAGTTTGTGAAATATCAATGTCATGGTTGTCACCACTTGTTGTCAAGTTAATTATGTTATCATAAACACCACTTTGTGTGATATCTACGTCAGCGATTGAACCTGTATGTGAGTGAACTAAAGTGTGTCCGTTTACATCACCATCACCATCTATGTCAATTAAGTAATTATTTGTGTCACCGTTTACGGTTAACGTTAATATAGCAGAAGTACCATCAATAGTAGCAGCAACTACGTTGCTATCACTTCCTGATGAACCTGTTATACTTACAGTTGCATTTGAAGCGTCAGCAGTTTCACCTATGTCGATATCTAAATCGTTACTATTACCTGCCCATATAATTGAAGCAGTAGCAGTAGCACATGAGGAACCTGTCCCTGCACTATCACAATTAAAGTCAATATCGTTTGAGTTACCTGTTGTACTGAATGTTCCTGTAAAGGTTGCACCGTTTACGTCAAACTTTAAAACGTTACTGTTACCAACTTGATCAATGTCGATAGTGGAAGTAGCACCAATCACGCTTGATGATGTTGTGCTATTACCAACAGTGTTGTTTTGTCCGTCTTGGGTAATGTCGAGGTCTAACGTAGCACCTGATTGGGTCACATAGATATCATTTGCCATTACCGGTAGGGCAAACAACATTACTATTGCGATTAATTTAGCGTACATTTATTACTCCTCTATTTTAAATTGCCATAAACCTTTTTCGATACCCTCATAAATTAAATTATGTACGGCGTGTTCGATTGTGGTTCTTATGGCGTAGTTGACTGGCTCGTTTGTTGCGACACCAGTTTCGATTTCAAGCGCTTTTGTACTCATATCTAAAAATCTGAATACATCACCGCCACTTGAATAACTTGCGATAGTCTTTGTTGCTGACGTGGTAAGTAATATCTCACCTGTTTGTACTGCAACAATTCTTATCGAAACTGTTACTTGGTCTGTACGATATTGTTCGCTCATGCCTATACCAAAATATCTTGCACCTGCACCACCAGATGTAATATTTGTATCATATCCTACAATACCACCCTCTACTATAAGTCCTGCAAACTTTAGAGGTTTTAATTGATTCTTTACATCGCTTTCTCCATCATATAATTCTCTAGTCGATCTTATGAGTTGTCTTTCTTTTATGATTGCGTCAAGACCCTCTCTTTCTAAAACTATAAACCATGGGTTAGGACCACCTACTGCCTTCAAAGCATTGATAACCCATACTTCAGGTCCTTGTGTTACGGCAGTTGATATTTGACTAAACTTTGTATTTGGTTTTCTTTGTCCTGTTCTATCAGGAAAGTTATATACAGCAATCGTAATTTGATCTTGACCTAAATCTGGTATCTTTTGCAATCTTTTGATTGTGTCTGTTTCTAATGTGTATGGTGTTTCACCATAGAATACACTTTCAGATTTTGTGCTTGCACAACCGCCTAGTAAACACATTAAGACCATTGCTATTGCTATTTGTGGTATACCTAATTCCATATTATTAAAACTTGAAGTCACCTACAGGTACCGACATTGTAGTTGTTGTACCATCAGGTGATGTAATTGTGAGTGTGATTATTTCTGTTGTTGCGTCTTTAACCCAATAGATTGTAGAGCCTTCAACTTCAGCAGTGCCAGATGTAGGACAAGTGCCTTCACATTCTGTGCCGAACATATTATCAACTAACTGTTTTGATAAGTTAGCATAAATTCTACTCTCAACGTTTTTAATAAACTTATTGATTGTAGTATTGTTCTCATCACGCTTTGCTGCTGCTGCCGCTGACTTGGCGTCATCTTTGACTTTGTTTTCTCTACTGTATCTTAATTGTTCAAGTGATAAAACATGGGTAGAATAACCAGACCCAGAGAAAGAAGGGTTGGCAAAATCATGTACTAATTCACTTGCGATACTAGGTGTCGAAAGCACATAACAAAATAAACCTAGCACCAAAATTCTGAGTGCTTTCATACTAATATTTATAATAAGATGTAATCGAATATTGCTGCTGTGACGAACATGACCGTGAAAACTGTGCCTATAATTAGACCACTATTTTTCAGGTGCCTTAGATATTCTCTTTGATTTTCTTGACTTCTCATTCCGTTTTTCATTTTCTTGTATCTCCAATACTGTATTTAATTTTGACCTTAATCTAATTAGGTCATTGTCTAACATTCTAATTCTATCAATAAGACCTATGAGCACACTATTTGCTTCACTTAATTTTACCTTGATTTCATTTGTAATAAAAGTGTAAATAAAATATATGAAGTAACCCATGGCGATTGCTGCCAGTGTGGCAAAGCCATACTTATCTAGTATCTCTACTATGTCCATTAGTCCTTTCTAGCGTCAACCTTACCATCTGCCCTAGAAATTCTATCTTCATCTGGTCGAAGTTTTAGGGCATGAGATATCAGCAAATCTAATTTTATCATATCATTATTCATTGTCTTGATTCTATTATCTAGTCCCATAATTATACCGTGCATACCTTGTACTTGACCGATTACCGATCCTAATATGTATTTGAGAATGATGTAAATGAATATTCCCATAACAGCAGACGCTGCTACAGGCAAACCAAAGTCAATGAGTAATGTAAAAAATAAATCCATACTACTATTTATGCTAAAAAAAAGGGGCGTCAAGCGCCCCTAATATATTCGATAATATTACTAATATTATTTTTTAGTATAAATTGAGTATAAAACCCAAACAGCAACTAAACCAACTAGACCCTGAGCACTAAACCCAGCGATAATTGATTGTACGTTTGCTATAACGCTAATGTCTGGCCAGAAAGGAACGTTTTGTCCACTAAATAGCACTTCAAGCACTATACCTAGAGCGATAAGTGAAACACCTACGTCTGCTAATGCTGCTGCCCATGACTTAATTTTACTAATAATCTCCATATAAACTCCTCGTTTAATTTGATATCTCAAAGTTCTTTCATTATGTAATAGTAATATTTATATAAAAAGGGGTTGAAACAGGACATCTCAACCCCAATATAGAAAAACAGGTGGAGAGATTACTCGTCCTCTTCTGCTAATTTAGAAAAGTAAGACAACGTTTCATCGCTATCTTCATCTTCTTCAACTGCAGGAGTAGGAGCACTTACTGTTTCTTCTACTACAGCTGGTTTACTTACTTGTGCTGCTGGTGGGATTGCAACATCTTCAGCGGTACCAGTGTTTCTAACACCACTTAAAACTTTATCAAGTTTGCTTTTCAGCTCATCATATGATTTAAAGTTTTCAGGTGCAAGAAAAGGTTTCAACGCATATTGTTTGTTCCAGATTTCTTCGATTGATTCATCATTATCTGCAATAGCAGTAGGACTATCAAACTCAGACTTATCATAGTTCCAGTAACCATCAACTTTTCTGATCTTCAACTTAAAGTTAGCACCTTCCCAGAAGTCAAAAGGGTTGATAGGTTTCTCATCTTCAAACTCAGGTTTCATCGCTTCTGTAATCTTGTCAAATATCTTTTTACCAAACTTGAAAAGTTTTACTTGACCTTCGTTCTCAGGATGTTTTGCGTCATTGATTATTAAAACATTTGCAATATAAGATAATTTTCTTTTTCTCTTTCTTGCGATTTCTTTATCTGCGTCAACACCAGAGTTCCAGAGTAAACTATTTGATTCACTTACTGGATCTTTTTTGTTGAGTGTAGTTAAACTGTTTTCAATATACCACCCGCCTGGTCCTTGAAAAGCATGAGACCATAATCTTGCCCATGGTAAATCTTCGTTCTTTACTGCTGGCAAGAATCTAAAAACTGCATAACCATTACCAGATTTATCTAGTTCAGGTTTCCAGAATCTATCATCGCTATATGATTGTTTTTGTGATTGAGGTTCGGCAACTTTATTTAGTTCGCCTATGAGTGTGTCTAAATTAGACTTTGAGCGTTTTAACGCTGCAATACTTGTATTCATATTTGTATCTCCGTATGTTTATTGTATGTTATCTTATCCACTTTGTATATAATATATGTTTATATTTATATGCTAAAATAGGTGGGACTAGGATTTACCCACAAGTTACAGACCGGATACCTAATCCTTTAAACTGCAACCGCCTACTTCTACCTGTCGATAGTTTGACACCCCTTGTTTTCCAAGTTATGCCTGGGTACAACCCCTAAGCAACCAAGTTCGCCCCTCTGGTGAAAGGCTCTTCCTTGCACTATTAAAAGAAAGTAATTAATTTTCTTTTGCATATATCTTATTATAACAGATTTGTAGGATAAAGTCAAGCCTCTTCCCCAAATTTATTATATTTTTCTGACATTACCGATCTCAACTCTGGCTGTTCTTTGGCACTTTTGCCAATGTCTAATGCCAATAAGTCTGGATCTAAATGTGCCGATTTCAATTCGGCAATCTCTAATTGTAGTTTTTGTATTTTACTTTCGGCAAGTTCTAGTTTATGTTTCAGCTCTCGTATCTCGATACCTGCTTCCATAACAGAATGCTCTGCCGTAAATCTTGCTGCTTCGTCCATTATGCCAATG